GCAGATCGTAAGGGCTGCCAAAGCTGCTTTAGGTCTGACCGGTTGCCGGTGCCGAACGTTCGAGCACGGTGAAGGTTTTGAGCTAAGACCTGCAGGCAGTTGCACGGTAGCTTTCGTTTTGCCGTCCTATTGACTGGCGCAACTGCTGACCGTACGGCCCGGCCTAGTTGCCGGGCTTTTTTGCGGTTGGATACATTACACTAAGGGCAAGCAGTAGACAACACTAACCGTGGCGGAATCGGAAGGGCAAGAAGTAAAGAAACCTACCACCGTGGCGAACGATGAGAGCAAGCGCTGGCGTGGTGGGCCTAGTAGCCAGTCCAAGATTGAGGAACGGGTTAATTTCGCCTATGCGCTTTTGTTGCGTGGTGATACAAGACACAGCAGAGCCTTAGAGGCCTCCAAGAAGTTCAATATCAGTCTTCGGACCGCCCACGACGATATCTCAAAGGCAATGGAGCTTTTGAAGACGGAGCGTCAAGCTGATCGTTCGGAATTGTTGAACATCATCACCGCAAACCGCTTGGCACTGCTGAATAAAGCTGTCCGAAAGGGGAACTATCAGGTCGCTTGCCACATTCTCGACTCGCTTGGCAGAGCCGCCGGCGAATTGGACGCCATCACCGAGGCCGCGGCCGCGCCGTTGCTACGCGTGGAAATTGATGACAAACGCAACGGCTAGCCGCTTGCGCCTTGCCAGGCGATCCTGTATACTGTGTAAGTTAACAACGCAAACCAAGCGATGACCCCCACTGTCCGCCAAGCCCAAATCTTCGGCGCTGCTGCTGCCATCTTCCTAGTCGGCTCCTGCATTGTGCTCGAATCGCAGACCGTCCAGCTCGAGCGCCAGTGCGTAGCGGCTGGCCAGAATGTTACCGAATGTAAACTCAGGCTCCGCGGGCGCTGACCCGATGCTGTATAATTACACAGAACACACAAACCAAGTGATCATGACCACTGTTGCACTCGCCGCTGCATCCCTCCGCAGCCACGGCATCCACTGCCGCCGCGACTGGGGCAGCGCTGGCCGCTGGCTTGCCGAGGTTGGCAGCGTCCAGTATTGCGTCGGAGGCTTAACCATCCTTGCCGCTGCTGCCAGCACTGACCCCATCGCTACGCTCGAGTCCGCCGTATAAAGCAGCCTCGCCCCGGTTAGTACACACGCACTGGCCGGGGGTAAGGTTCGAGTTTCCCGCACTTGGGACGCCGCCCAGGGAACCTACTGACAAATCCTCAATTTCTTCTACCTTTACACACAGGGGGCAGGGGTTCTTTTTCTGTAATACCCTAGAAAGTACCCACATACATATAAATGCCCGAAGCGGCTGGAACACTCAACCTCAGATACGCCCAAGGGGAAGTATTTAGTAGCCGAAAACGCTTCCGCGTGCTTGTTGCAGGCCGCCGATTCGGCAAAAGCTACCTTTCATGCATCGAATTGCTGCGTGGAGCGATCGAACGTCCGGGCGAAACCTTCTTTTATGCGGCGCCGACCTACCGCATGGCGAAGGACATCGCCTGGAAAGTGATGAAAAAGCTAGTCCCCAAGGCCTGGATCAAGTCAAAAAACGAAACGGACCTAAAAATCGAGCTAGTAAACGGCAGCACGATCGAATTAAAGGGCACGGAAAACGCAATGGCACTACGGGGCCGCAGTTTGGCGGGCGTGGTACTGGACGAAGCGGCCTTCATGTCCCCGGAGGTCTGGTTCGAGGTAATCCGCCCGGCTTTAGCGGACAAACAGGGCTGGGCACTATTCATTTCAACACCAGACGGCACCGCCAGCTGGTTCTACGACCTCTGGTGTTACGCAGACGAAGGCGACAACGACTGGAAACGCTGGCAATTCACCACTATCGAGGGCGACAACGTACCAGCCGACGAAATCGAAGCGGCCCGAGGCCAACTCGACCCTCGAACATTCCGCCAAGAATTCGAAGCAAGCTTCGAGAACCTATCCGGCCTGGTCGCGGTCTCCTTTGGAGACGACAACATCAACAAGGAGGTCCAAGATCTACCAGTTCTACCACTGCTAATCGGCGTGGATTTCAACGTAGACCCGATGTCCGCCGTCTGCGCAGTCAAAAAAGGCGACGTGCTCTGGGTCTTCGACGAAATTATCATGCGAGGCGGCGCCACCACCTGGGATCTCTGCGAAGAAATCCAAACCCGCTACGGCGTGGAGCGCCGAACTATCGCCTGCCCGGACCCCACCGGCGGCGCCCGCAAAACCTCCGGCGTTGGAGCAACCGACCACAGCATTTTGCGCAAATCAGGTTTCACCGTCTCCAGCCCGCGCCACCCCTGGAAGATCCGCGACAAGATAACCTGCGTCAACACCGCCCTACTCGATGCGACTGGAACACGGCGCCTCTTCATCCACCCGCGCTGCAAGGAACTAATCAAATCCCTCCGCACCCTGACTTATGCCCCCAACACCGGCCTCCCCAACAAAAACCTGGGCGTGGATCACGCTTTTGACGCTCTCGGCTACCTGTGCCTACAAACTTTCAACCTGGCCAAGCCAGAAACTCTGGGGAAGACCAACTATCGTGTGTGGTAAGCACCTTCTCTTGGCGCATCATGAGCATGAAAAAGGGGACGACAAAATCGGGTAAGAAGGTGAAAAAGAAGAAAAAACAGTGATCCAGACAGTTAGCGGCGGCTGCGTCCACATCGAGATGGACGCAGAGGACGGCCTAACCCACGCAACCTTCGTCTTTCGGACACCGCAAAACCCCCAAATTCTGGGCGACTTCATAGAAAAGATCAGCCAAGGAATCGAAGTCCTGGTACCGATCGAAGATCCCGACGACGAAGAGGACGACTCAGATTAAAAGGAAGCTAGACTAAACAAAAGCAGTTGCCGGCCTCCACATACCATGCCTGTAACAACCCACACCGTAAGTGGCATGGTGCTTAACCCAGACGGCACCTACTCCCACTCAGTCCTCCAAAACCTAGAGATTCCGCGTCACGACTACGTGGAGCTGAGTTATACGGGCAGCAACCTAACCGGCGTCATCTACAAATACGGCGGCACCTGGGACGGCAACACCGACACGTACACCGGCGGCGACACGGTAGCCACACTGGAGCTGACCTACGACGGCTCCAATAACCTTCTCAAAGTAGCGAAGGTGTAACCCATGGCCTATAAGTTCAACCCCTTCACTGGAACATTCGACGAAGTAAGCGTCGGCGGCGGTGGACCTGTACCCGATCCACTGACGCTGAACGAACTCACCGTCAGCACGCTGCTTACTGCCGAGCACATCCACGGCAACATCGCAGGCAGCGTCTACATCCACGTCAAGAACACCGACACGGTACAGCTTGCCAAGGGCACGCCGTTTTACATCACTGGCACGGTTGGCGCCAGCGATGCAGTTGAAATCCAAGCAGCCGACAGCGCCGACCCCACCAAAGGCCCTGCAGTCGGCCTACTGGAAGACACCCTTGCGGTAAACGGCGAGGGCAACGGCACAATCATCGGCGAAATCTTCCAGTACGACACCGCTACCCCCAGCTGGAACACAAATGATGCGCTGTACGTCGCAAACGGCGGCGGCCTAACAAATGTCGAGCCCGCAAGCGGCTACCGCCAAATTGTGGCCTACGCAGGCCGCATCCAGGCAAGCACTGGCACGCTAATCCTGACTGGTACAAGCACCGACCCAGTAGCAGGCAGCAACACTCAGATCCAGTTCAACGATAACGGCGGCTTCGGTGCCAGCACCGACCTGACCTGGGACGACACCGCCAAGGAACTCGGCGTCGGCGGCGACATCAACCTGGACGACGGCGGCAGCTTCTCTACCACAGTTCAAGCAGTAACACCCACTGCTAACCGCACAATCAGCTTCCCCGATGCCACTGGCACTGTTGCACTTGTTAACGGTGCTAACGGCACAATCCAGTACAACGACGCTGGAACGCTAAA